CGACGCGCAGCCTGCGACGCAGTCCGCTGGGCCGAAGTACGACGCGACGAGCGCCGCCACTAGCTACTGGGGCGTCTACGAGGTGTCGGGCCAACAAGCCGTAGCCGTCAGAATCACCAACAACGCTGCAACTTCCAAGAACATCAGTTACAACTACCACCTCGACTAACGTCAATGACCACACTCCAAGTAGAGCTACCGTACAAGCCCAATCCCAAGCAGCATTCCTTCCATGGCATGGCTGCTAAGTACCGTGGATTCTGCGGGGGATGGGGCAACGGCAAGACGAGCGGTGGCTGCGCTGAGTTTTTCATTCGCCTGATGGAGTTCCCCGGGACACGAGGTCTGGTGGGGCGTAAGACTAGGCCAGAGCTTCGCAGCACCACATGGGACATGTTGGTCAGAGGCGACGTGCAGGATACCGGGTGGCGTGGCATCCCCAAGGAGATCATCAAGGTCTACAACAAGTCCGACCTTTTCATCGAACTGCGCAACGGCTCGATGATCTACGGTCTGCCGCTTGACGATCCCAAGAAGCTTGAGAACTATAACCTCGGGCTTTACATGATCGATCAGGGCGAGGAGGTGGAGGAGGAGTTCTTCGTCAAGCTACAGGGACGCTTGCGGCAGGTGCGTGCGCCGCGCGAGGGGCTTTGGCTTTTCAATCCGGACGGTCACAACTGGCTATGGCAGCGCTTCATCGACCCGCATCGGTCACCTCGATGGAAGAAGCTGTTTCGCTGCATCGAGGCCACGCCGTTCGACAATCCCAATCTGCCGGAGGACTATCTCGAGCAGTTCGATTCGCTGCCCAAGCACTGGTATGACCGATATGTGCTGGGCTCGCACGACGTCTTCGTCGGCCAGATCTTCACCGACTACGACCCCGAGTTGCACGTCATCGAGCCCTTCTATATCCCCGAGGAGTGGGAGAGGTGGATGTGCATCGACCCGGGGATCGGGCATGAGGGTGCTGCGACGTGGTGTGCGAGGGACTTTGACGACAACGTCTACTACTACCGTGAGATCGTTGAAGCGGGCCAGCCTGTTTCGTGGTGGGCGGAGGCGATCAGCGAGGCTGAGCGCACTGCCGATTACGGGGGACCCGAGGAGGAGATTTTCGTGCGGCTGATTGGGCAGGAGTCGCAGCAGCGGTCGCAGACCGATGGTCGCACCGTCTATGGGGTCTACACCGAGGAGGGGGTCGATGACCTCGAGTTGGCGGACAGGGACCCTCTGGCTCGTATCAACCGTATCACTCAGCGCCTGCGGCCGCGCCTCAATCACGACCACCCGCTGGGCGAGGCGCAGGTGCAGTGCTACGACAACGAAGGCAATCCCTGTGGGTTAGGCGCGCCGTCGCTGTACTTCTTCGATACCCTTACCTACCACAACAAGCACTTTGGTCAGTATCGTTGGCGGCCTGTTCGCCCGACCTATCTCGACGAGACGCCGGCTGAGAAGCCGCGTAAGAAGGACGATCACACCGTCGATAATCTGGGCCATATCCTTGTGGCGATCGGTGACTCCATGCCAGACGTGCCCGAGAACTCGCGCCCCCGCTCCAAGGAGGAGCAGATGATGTGGGAGCACTTTGAACGAGAGTTGGGCGAGGCCCAGGTTCGCACCGCCGGCAACGCCTGGCATCCGGGCAAGAAAGTCAAGGAGGCAGTCTGATGCATCTGATCGAGGTGACACCACAGCCGTGTATGGTCTGTGGGACAGGCAACACGCCCGCCCGCGACGGCGAGCGTCGGCAGTTCATCGACCTGGAGCGCGATACCTTCTGGGACGATCCGGCGATTCTGTGCGAGGACTGTGGCCTCAAGATAGCTGGGCTGCTGGGGACACCGTCCCCTGAGATGCTGTCCGACGCGAACAAGATCGTCCGTGAGCAAAAGGAGGAGATCCATACGCTGCGGGTGCAGATCGACGGCATGAAGCGTCGGGCGACGCGCTTGGGCATTTCGTTCCTGCCCGGGGACGAGGCGACTGAGGAGGACGCTGCGTAGCATGAGCGCGTTGACAGCAACCGTAGTTATTGCTCTTGTGGCTGTTGCAGTTCTATCAGCGATGCTCGTTTCGATGACCGTCACGTTCCGTCGAGTTCTGGCTGATATGTCCGACGCGAACACTGTGCGTTCGACGCGCGACGCTGAGCTGATCAGGAACCTCCTTGATCGCTTGGCGGCCATCAGGTGGGAGGACTATGTGACGATGCAGACTTTGCAGGAGGAGCCCGAGGAGGGCGGGTTTCTCACGCCTGAGGAGCAGAGGCAAGATGATCCGTCGGAGGCTGAGACACAGATTCAGGAGCCAGGTCGCTGGGGTCCGATATCGCGCCAGGCGACGCGCACGCAGCTGAGCGACACCGAGCAGGCACTTCTCCAGGAGGACTTCCCGGATGAGAATCGGCGAGGCAACTAACGAGAAAGACCTTGTGGTTGCGCTCGAGGCGGAGCGTAATGCTCGCCTCGACAAGCGCCGTGGCTATGAGACGGTGTGGTGGAATAACATCGCCCTAGTCGCAGGTGACCACTATGCTCAGTGGAATCCGACGATGAGTCAGTTCGAGGACCGTGACTGGAACTGGGATACTAACTCGAGCGACAAGAAGCCGCGTTTGGTTATCAATCACGCGCTGACCGTTGGCCGCACTGAGTTGAGCAAGATGACTAAGAGTCGGCCGATCATGGACATCATCGCCAACTCCGACGAGCAGACCGACATCTCTGCCACCAAGGTGGGGTCGGCGGCGCTCGATTATGCGGAGTGGAGGTTTGGCATGGCCAAGCTACGCCGCGATGCCTTGTGGTGGATGATTCAGACGGGTATCGGCAGCGTGCTCGTGGGCTATGACCCGCTGAACGAGGCAGCGGGCATGGTGACGTACACCATCGACCCCAGCACTGGCGAGCCAACGTTCAATCCCGACCGGGTGGCGCAGCTCGAGCAGATGTTCAAGGACGGCACCATCGACGAGGTGACTCGTGAGAGATTCCCGTTGGGCGACCTCGAGCTCAAGGTCTTCTCGCCATTTCAGTTGTTGCCCGATCAGATAAGCACCGACTTCACCCAGTTGCAGGACCTTATTACGATGGAGGTCTGCGACGTTGACGTGGTGAAGGGCATCTATGGACGCCGGGCAAGTAAGCTGCTGCCTGACGAGTCACTTCGGCTAGGTACGATGGAGACTCGTATGATGGCGCGCGCCGGCGTCCCGGGTGCTTCAGGTGCCATTAGCACGCAGATCGATTACGGCGTGCAGGTCAATACCTTCTGGCTGCCGCCTCACGTCTATCGTGGCAATAAGTTTCTGGCTAGTGGCGTGATGATGCGTTGGGCCAACGGTCAGACCGTGCTCGACTTCGTGAAGGAGTTCCCTTACCAGGACAATCGCATACCACACGTGTTCTTCCAGCACATTCCGACCTCTACGGCTATCTGGCCTGACTGCGTGATGAGCCACATTCGTGGGCCTAACCTCGAGATTGACAAGACCATTAGCCAGCTGATTGAAAACAAGGACTACATGGCCAATCCCATGTGGATCATCGCAACCCAGCACAAGGTCAGGGGGGAAATCAAGAATGTCGCTGGCGGCATTGTTCGATACCGACACGTACCCAATATACCCCCTCCGGCGCCCGTGCCTGGGCTGCAGATGCCATCTCAGGTCGAGAACCTACTTGTTGGCCTCAGAGATCAGATCATGGACATCTCCGGTCAGTCAGAGGTGGCTCGCGGTCGTGTGCCCCAGGGGGTGCGTTCTGGTGTTGCGGTAGCATACCTGCAGGAGGAGGACGACACCAAGATCGGACCGACCATCGCTACGATGGAGGAGGCGATTGCGCTGTTGGGCAGCATGGTGCTGGAGCGCTTCAGTCAGTTCTATAGTTTCACGCGTATCCTGCGCTTCTATCGCCGTGACGGCTCATTCGACGTGCGGAAGTTCAAGGGTGCTGACCTCAAGAACAACACCGACGTGATCTGTCAGGCAGGTAGCGCGATGCCGAAGATGAAGGCCGCGCGCCAGCAATACGCACTCGAGCTTGCTACGCTGGGCATCATCAAGGACCCCAAGAAACTGCAGGAGATGTTGGAGTTGGGCCAGGGGGAGCCGGACGACGAGGACAAGTCTGTGGCGCAGGCCGACCGCGAGAACAACATGATGATGTACGGTGTCTGGCGGGCCCAGACCAACTACGACCCAGAGGGCACGGAGGCGTCGGAGCGTGCGCGATTCCAGCGCTTGCACGCTGCCATCCCTGTCAAGGCGTGGCACAATCACGAGATCCACATTCAGCGCCATACGTCGGTGATGATGGACGAGTCGTTCGATGACATTCAGATCTCTCACCCCGAGGTGGCGCAGTTGTTCGACCAGCACATCGCCCTCCACTACCAGCAGATTCAGCAACAGCAACAGGCGCAGCAGCAACAGCTCATGGCTGCTAAGGGTGCACCTGACGGGCCGCCGACGCCGGCCGGTGGGGCGCAGGGTGCGCAGGCTCAAAGCGACAATACCAACATGAGCCAAACGTATGTCCCAGATGTCATCGGTGGTGGGCAGGTAACTGCCGGTGCCAGGCAAATGCGGAGCCAGTGAGAGGAGGATAGATGAGTACCACATACGACGAGTCCGAACTCAACGGCATGACGAGAGCAGACCTCGATGCCGTTGCCGAGGAGAAGGGCTTGGACCCGGCGGACTATTCCAACAAGACCGACGAAATCGTGGCGATCCTCGCCGCACAGGGTGACACGCCCGCCGGCGACGACCCGTCCACCAGCACCAGCACCAGCACCAGCACGTCCACCAGCACGTCCAGTACAGCGGAGGGCCCGCCTGGCGCGGACCCGATGCTCGTCGATCCCGAGGGTCAGGTCAAGGATCGACTCTCTGGCACGACTAGCGATGCAGCGACTCATGTCGAGGGGACGGAGGCGAAGGATGTACCGCCCGACCCATCCACAGCGACGGACAAGGCGAGCGACGACGAGAACTATGCCTTTCCCCCTGGTGGCGACGTGGACATGTATACCGTCGACCCCGGCTCGGGTGAAGGCGAGTTCTTCACGCCTCCGACTATCGAGGACTGGGTCATTCTCGACGGCGCAGCGGACGAGGTGCCCGATGCCTTGGACGGTGCCCGTGCTGCCGTGCTCAGCGTCCGTATCCCGGACGACGTGGACGATCCCGTTCCGTGGGAGGACCGTGACAAGGTAGTGCTGCAGGTCAAGACACGGGATCAGTACAACGCCCTGCTGTTCATTCCCTTCTCCGCCGTCAAGCGGGTGGAGGTGCGGGGCATCACCCCTGTGGTCGTGAAATAGCACGATGGATCCTCACAACATCAACGACGTACTCGAGGCCCTGCAGGAGATGGGCGTCGAGACGAGCGCTGGTACTTTCGTGAGGATGGAGGACGTGCGCCGCATGATGGCAAGCAAGCAGATCGTCGATGCCGTAGAGGCAGAGGCGGAGTCCTACAAAACGTGGGAGGAGGCGCGTCAGGCAGCGAAGGACTATCTTCGCGAGACCAACGGCTCGCCTCGCCCGCAGGTCGGTAGGGCGATTCCCGCATCATCCCCATCCGCCGTCGAGGGCGTAAACCGTTAGGGAGGATCAATGTCGGGTATGGCAGACGAAATGGCAGCTCGCATGAACGATGCCGGTGCCATGCAGGAAGGTGAAGTACCGGGCAGCACAGGAGGAGCGGTTCCGCCCGCGGGGGCGATAAACACCGATACCGCCCAGGGGGGACCCCCTGAGTCGATCCCCTATGCCCGTTTCAAGGAGGTAAACGACCGACTCGCGAACCTTCGGGGGTACGAAGAGCTTGCGCAGTACGGTTACGACGCTGACTCCTTGCGTCGGCTCGCCAGCTTCGAGCAGCAGTATCAGGCAGACCCCATCGGTGTATGGCGTTCGATCGGGACCAACCTCGACTTGCCGCCGGAGGTGATGGAGGCGGTCAACCGCTACGCGGACAATCCCTCTGTCACCCCGCCAGCGGAGGGCAACGGTCAGGTCGAAATGCCGGAGCCGGCTGTAACTGCCGACGACAGACGCAGGCTCGATTACGTGGATCGCATGATGGCTCGCGACGAAGAGTCAGATCGTGAGGCTCAGTTGGACCGCGTATTGGCGGCTTGGGACGACATGGACAGGCAGGCCGGTGTCCAAACCACCAAGCGTACCCAGTTGACTTGGATTGCTGCAATCGCGGGCAACCGCAATCTCGACGGCTCTCCAGTCTACCGTACTGTGGAGGACCTCGCGTCCGCCGCACGTACCGCGCGCATGGAGGAAAGAGACATCGACCTGGGGAATGCCGTCCGTCCAGGAAACGTAAATGGGGGAACGCCTCCCGCGCTGCCCGGTAGTTCACCTGCCCTTAGTGCTGGACCCGTCAAGTTCGGAAGTCTACGCGAGGCGAGTTTGGCCGCTGAGGCGGACATCATCGCGGGACGGCTTTCTCCGCTACAGGAATAAGGAGAACCAATGGCACAAAACACCACGCAGGCCGACGCGATCCTGCAGAACTACTACCTCCCTGTGGTAAGGGAGATGGTCAATCAGAAGGCCATCCTCCTCTTCGGGTATTCACCCGCAGAGCTGAGCGCAGGGGCTGGCACGATGAACGCTGCGAACGGCGAGACCATGTCCTATCAGGGCATCTCTCGTGACGCAGACCAGGTCGAGTTCGCAGGCCGCCAGTGGGTTATCGCGTTGCACACCAGCCGCAACGAGTCCGGTACGGCACGGGCCGAGGGTGGCACCCTGCCTGCACCTGGGCAGCAGGGCTGGCAGGACATTCAGGACAACATCAAGAAGCTCTACAAGCAGATCCAGATCACCGGCTTCGCCATCGAGGTGTCCGAGCGAAGCGTCGGATCGTATTTGCGCCTACTCGAGGCGGAGACGACCGGCGCCGTCAACGACCTGCGCAAGGACATGAACCGGCAGGCCTACGGCGACGCGACAGGCGCACTCGCTCAGATCACCGCCGACGGTGCCAACACGTTCACGGTCGACAACCTCCAGTACCTGCGCGTGGGACTGATCATCGACGTGGTGAACTCCTCGACGGATGCCGTGCTCGCCTCTGCCATCACGATCACGGCCATCAACACGTCGACTCGTGTGGTCACGTATTCCGGCTCTGACCTCACGACGACGCCTGGCACCCACGTGCCGGTGATGAACGGCAACTGGAAGCTGGAGATCAACGGTCTGCGCAAGGTCACGCGCTCAGACCTGTCTCAGAACTACACGCTTCACAACATCAACTCCTCGACGGCCGGCAACGAGTTCTGGAAGGCCAAGCAGTCGGACGGTGGCAACGTTACGTTCGACGAGGATCAGGGGCAGTTGATGCTGGACCGGATCGGCGCCGAAGGTTGGGAGACAGAGATGATTCTCACAACCAGGGGGGTTCGGCGTCGGTATGTCAACACCCTGAAGACGGGCAAGCGGTGGAACGACGCCAACGCGCTCACCATGCATGGCGGCTTCAAGTACATCGACTTCAACGGCATGCCGTTGGTCTTCGATGACGACTGCCCGAAGCAGCACATGTTCTTCATCCGGCCCCAGGACTTCCTGTGGGTCAACCTGAACGGCAACGACTTCAGGTGGATGAACAGGGACGGGGCGATTCTGCGCAAGGTCGAGAACCCCGACCAGGACGCGTACAAGGGGACGCTCTACAAGTACTGTGACCTCGGCGTCCACAACCGCAAGACGCAGGGCGTGATCTACAACCTCGCCGACGACATTCCGTAGTCGGTGGCGAACGAGAAGGCGGACGATGGAGCTGTACGCAATCAAGTCGTGGTATGACAATCGACTCGGGATGGTGACCCTAGAAGATGACGTACTCTCCATCGTCCGCCAGGTTCGTGAGCTGTACGGCCAACGTGTGACTATCGAGTACGACCAGTTCCAGGAGGTGTATCACTTCGTGGAGCATTGTGATGACCACATAGACAAGTTGATCTTCACGACTCCTGAGCTCGATGGGAGGGCGTTGGATCGTCTGATTCGCAGCGATTCACACGCTCGCACGTACGAAGATCCGTACGACGCCGCTGAGCGCGAGCAAGATGCGACCTTCGCGCTGATCGACGAGCGCAACAGCGAACGTCTCAAGGAGGAGGGTGAGAAACTGGCCCACGCCCTTCGCAAGGATGGGCAGATGCCGGACCTCCCGCTTCCCGTAGCGATTCCAAGGGGTATCGATGCCTGACCCTAATGGCAAGATGAACAGGTCCGACTTCGTGACTGAGTTGGAGAAACGCGGGTTCGATGGATTCTCGCCTGACGACTTAGCGGTGTATGTCAATCGAGGTTACTTTGCTGTGGCCAAGAAGTCGAGGTGGGAGTGGGAACGGACTAGCGCATCGTTCTCCCTCGATCCTGGTGAGTACTATGTCGACTTGAGCGCGGCCAGCACTGACGTGCCCAACTTCAGATCGATGGAGCGGATCTATTGCACGACGCCTGACCACAGTGGTAAGCTCTTGGTGATGCAGGACGACGACTTCTTCCAGTACTGGCTGGGCCTTGACTTGACCGATCCGGCGTGTCGCAACGAGCCAAGCTACTACCACGTGTACGACGAAAGGCTCTACATCATCAGCCCGCCTGCATCGGCTCGTGATTTCACGCTCTACTACTTCCAGCGTCCCCTGTGGTTGAAGACCGACTTCGACTTCCCCATCACGCCGCAGCACCTAGACGAGGCGATACTAGACGCGGCGCGTATGCGCGCTCACACGCGAAGCAACGAGCCGACGCTTGCTACGCTCGCGCGTGGGGACCTCGAGGAGGCGTTCGACGACATGCGGGACGACGAGGAAGAGGACATGCACGAGATGCAGGAGCGTACCTCCCCTGATAACACATGGCTCTGACGCCTACACCCACACCGATCACTCGCGAAGAGGTGCAAGGTATCCTCGACAAGTTCAAGGGTAAGGCCTCTGATATCCGCCAGTTTCTCATCGACGGACTGAGCGAGACCAGAGCGAATGAGGTCATCAACACCCAAGGGCGCGACGCACAAAGACCGCAGAGATCGATGATCGACCTCATCATGGACGACCTGTCCAGCTACGACTACCGGGTGGACGATGCCGAGTAACACTATGCCCACTATACCTGCCTGGTCGCTGAGGACGCAGGGCTGGGCCGGCGGCGCGAACAGCCGCGATGCCTTCAACTTCATGACGGCTGACCAGTCGAGGCCGATCGAAAACATGGTCCTGAACGAGCGTGGGGGCGGGCAGAAGAGGCTGGGGTGTGAGAGTCATGGCACGTTCGGCGTTGACGCTGACAGGGCCCTGTCGATGTATACCTTCTATCGCACCGACGCCAATCCGCCTCAGATTCTCATGTATACCAGCGCGGGTACGCTGTACTACACGACTAACCCTGTCGACCCCCTAGCGACATGGACGCAGATTGCGACGGGACTTAGTACGTCGGTTCCCTTTTCGTATGAGACGTTCAACAGCAAGGTCTACATGGGCAATGGCATTGATGCCTACTGCTCTTGGGACGGTGCGACGTACACTACTTACCCGTCAGCACCTAAGGGTAAGTTCGTCCGCCTGTGGAAGGACACCATGTGGATTTCAGGCGTGACGAATCTACCCGACCGAGTCTATAGCAGTGCGCCTGGCGATGCCGAGACCTTCCCCGTCGCTGGATACGTAGACGTCAGCCGAGGCGACGGTGATGTGGTGCGAGCGCTGGCGACAGACGGTCAGTTCCTGATCGTGGGCAAGCGTGACAGGACCATCACAATCTACGACCCGAACACCCTCGCCAACCGCGTGGTCGATTACGAAAAGGGCTTTGAGAGTCACTTCGGTGTGGCCGAGCTCGAATCGGAGATCTATTTCGTCAGCCGGCGCGGCATTTGTCGGTACCTTGGAGACTCGCCGTCACAGATCATCAGTGACATGCTCGATCCCATGTTCGATCCGCAGGTCGTTGCCCTGAATCGCTTGATCTTTTCGACGGCCTACGCTTTCGAGAATCGGGTGGGCTTTGCCATCTCGGAGGTGGGCACATCGTACAACACTGTGGTCGTAGAGTACTACCCGCGATTGGGGCCGCTGACGGCGTTCGGCACGCGCTCGCTGGGACCGTTCTCTTACCACAGGATGCCTGTTCAATGCTTTGCTAAGTGGCGATGGCAGGGAGATGACATTCTCGTCGCTGGCCACAACAACGCCAATAAGTTTCTCAGGCTCTTTGCCAATGTCGGCGTGGATGATGGGAAACCCTTCAAGGCCGTGATGCAGACTCCGTTTTTCGACCTCAACGATGCCATGAACGTCAAGTACCTCCGGCGATTGAGGTTGCTTTGCTCCGGCAAGTTCAACCTCTTCATCTACCGCAACTACGACACGAGCATCTACCGAACCATCCCTGTGGATGCGACGGCGATTCAGGACTGGTGGGATATTCAGGATGATATCTGGGACTCGGCCAATCAGGTGTGGGGCCACGACCAGAACATCAAGGACATCCTGAAGACCAACATCGATGCTTACGGTCGGTGCTTTAGTTTCCGCTTCGAGGATGCTTCAGAGACTACGACCAACGTCCACAACGTGTGGGTAGGCGACAACAATGCCGTCCTACCTATGGGTGAGTGGGCGATCTATCAGCTTGCGGGTGAGGGTTCGATGCTAGGACACAGACCGTGACAGCCTACAACGTCATTAGTCCTGAGTTGTTGGTCAACCTCAAGCCAGAGGACATTTCGATTGTCCTCTCAAACTTCCAAGCCATCTCAGGTGTCATCGACGGCCACTTGGACGACAGCAACATCGCTGAGAATGCCCACATTCAGCTCTCTAAGTTGGAGTCGTTTGGGGACTTCGGTGGGGTGCATTTCGACAACGGCGACATAACGACCTCCGGGTGGATCCGCTCGATGGACGACATCTACGCCCGGTACGATACCAACCCTGTGGGCATCGGCAACATGGGGCCGGCAGGTCAGCCCGGCCTCACGGTGCAGGACGCGACGATATACCGTACGGGCGTGGACGCTCTCAGGTTCGATGGTAGCTTCGTGTGTGACAACCTGCAGGACAAGTCGGAAAAGGGTCAACCGAACGGGTATGCTGGCCTTGATAGCAGTGGCAAAGTGCCTGGCTCGCAGTTGCCGACTGGCCTCGACCCCGCCGCCTTTCAGCTCAGGTCGGAGGAAGGGCAACCCAACGGATACGCTTCTCTCGATGCCTCGGGGTTCGTGCCGATTGCTCAGCTACCCTACATCGGCAACGATCTTGTCTACAGAGGCGATTGGGTCTCTGGCCCTGATTACCGCGATGGCGATATCGTCGTCTACAACAACGTGGAATATATGTGCGTGCGGCCGACGACTGGACCGCCGACAGCGTGGCCGCCCAACGTTCTCGATCTGGCGCCATATCAGCTCAAGAGCGAAAAGACGCAGCCGAATGGTTACCCGTCGCTTGACGCTACGGGCAAGGTCCCGCAGGCGCAACTCCCACCTGCAGCCTCACCTTTACCCCCTACGGTCAACGGTCAGTTTCTCAAGGGCGTTGCGGGCAACCCCGCATGGGCGGCGATCGCGCCCGCTGACATAGCCGCTGGCAGCAGTGATGTTACGAAATACCTAACCAGTGTCTATCAGGGGGGCACATCGTATCTTGCTCAGTTTGCTGCGATTGCGCAGAACGATCTTCCGACTGGACTGAAAACTGTTGCTGGAGCATTAGCGAATAACGACTGGAATGACGTTGGCGTCAACAACACAGGCTTCTTCTCTGGCAACAATGCCGCGAACGCGCCCACCGCAGGAAACTTCTACGGCATCCAGATCTACACGAGCGCTAACAATAAGGTGCAGATTGCTGTCTCACTATCGACGACTGCGCCAGTCCTCTATTGGCGTTCGAAGTCGGGCGGAACGTGGAGTCCGTGGCAAGTGCCTGGTGCAGGCGGTGCGAGCATCACTTACACCGGCACGTACGACCCTGCTCACACCTACCACGACGGTGACTACGTTGTTGGCGCCGACGGCATCACCTACCAGTGTGTGAAGGAGGGCACGGTCGGTGTCACCCCCGTCCCCTGGGCGCCCGCCCCGACGATCCCCTACGGGACGAGCTTGCCCGCAAGCCCGGTCGATGGGATGGAGGCGGTGCTCGTTGATTCGGTCAGCAACCCCACCTATCAGTGGCGGTTCCGCTACAACGCCGGGTCGTCTAGCGCCTACAAGTGGGAGTTCGTCGGCGGCGCGTCGGTCAGCGCCGAAGTGACCACGCAGGAAAGCACGACGAGCACGACCTTTGTCGATCTCACGACGGTCGGGCCGCAGGTGACCGTGCCTCGCGCCGGGGAATACCAGATCAGCTTCGGTTGCCGTGGCTGGACAGACCAGGCGGGCGGCCTGTGGGCGATGGCGGCGAAGATCGGCTCGGCCGCCGTCGGGGCGAACGACGGGCTAGAGGAAAACAATGCGTCCGTCAACACGAACGTCACGGCGGGGCGGACCCTGCCTCGCCGGACGGCAGTCGCGAGCGACGTGATCAAGGCGCAGTACGCCTGCCCCGGCGGGGGAGGGACGGCGCAGTTCTTGCGTCGCTGGTTGACCGTCATTCCGGTCAGGGTGTCATGACCGAGATCATCGATCCCCTCGCCGCCCCCGACCCGGCGACGACCAACTGGGTGCCGGTCGGGCCTGGAAACCAGGGCGTACCCGAGTACTCTTTCTCGGCTGGCGGGCCAACTGTCAATCTCGCCTCGGGTGTCTGGGCGACGATTCCAGTCGGCACCAGCCCGCCATCGTGGTCAACGCCATCAGGCGCGTTCACGGTCAATGCCGACGGCTCGGTCACCGTTCGCGATGCAGGGTACTACTCGCTCAAGGCATCACTCAGCGCCCCCGCCTTCGCCGGTGGGTGGGTGCTCATGTTCGCCTCGACGCTGAACGACTGGGCGGGCGGGTATGGCGTCAACGCGAGCGGCTCGACCCCGCCGCCGCCGACATCCCCCTACTCCCAGATCAGCGCCGACCTGAAACTCAACGCGGGGGCGAAGGTCTACGTCAACGCCGTAGTCACACAAGCGGTCAACAACGTCAACCTTTTGCAGTTCGCGATCAGTCGTATCGGCTCCGGGCAGCCGGGGCCGGTGGGGCCAGCAGGACCCGGCACCGCGAGCTACGGGACGACTCTTCCAGCCTCGCCCTACGACGGCCAGGAGGCGATCCTGGTCGATTCGATCACCAACCCGACCTATCAATGGCGGTTCAGATACAACGCAGGCAGCACATCGCCGTACAAGTGGGAGTTCGTTGGCGGTGCTCCCTGGTTCCTCAGCGCGTCTGACTACACTCCGCCAGCCGCGAACCAGTATTACGTGGACTCAGCAACGGGATCGACTCTCACTATTCCCCGTCCCGGTGAGTACATGTTGGAAGCAACGTGCGACTTCACGACGAACCCGAACGGCGTGTACATGGGATTCTCATACGACCCGAATACGCGCAACGGGCAGGTAGCGACGACAGCAGAAGGGAGCATTTACCTCCGCACCAAGCATGTCTGCACCAACGGCGAAGTGATTGCTAATGCGTTCTACTGCGTGACGGTAACCAACCAGTTCAGTCGCCGCACCCTGTCGGTATTGCCCGCGAGGGTCTCATGACCACACCTGATCCCGCCGTAACTGACTGGGTCCCTCTGTGGGCGTTGCAGGGGGGCGCCGACCTATCGATGTATCAACTGCGCAGCGAGAAGGCGCAGGCGAGCGGTTACGCTTCGCTCGATGCCACAGGGAAGGTGCCAGCTGCGCAGTTGCCCGCCGCGCCGCAATCCGTTCCCTCTGGTGCGGGGCACGACTGGTACGCCGCCGCCGCGCCGAGCGGGTACCTCCTCTGTGACGGCAGCGCCGTCAGCCGCACGACCTTCGCTGCCCTGTTCGCCGTCGTAGGCACCACTTGGGGCGCAGGTGACGGCTCGACGACGTTCAATCTCCCAGACACACGAGGTCGTGTCCTTGTGGGCATGGCATCTGGCGGCCACGCCGACGTTGCCACACTTGCTGGCGACGATGGTACGGCCCTCGCCTCACGCCGTCCCCGCCACCCCCACACGATTCCGGCCCTGGGTGCTGGTCACAATCTCACCCTACCTGACCACTGGCATAACGTTTACGACCCCGGGCACTTGCATTATGTCCATGCCTATCAGTACACGACCACTGGGAACTACATGCAGATCTCTAGCGGTAATACCTCAGCGGGTTACGAGGCGAATCGTGGTTGGGTCGATGCTGCAGGTACGGGCATCCAGGTGCAATCGCCACAGCAGTGGCCTGCGATCAATGGCGGCGTTCAACTCAACGGCTACGTTGGGCCTGGTGGCGGCACTACTGACGCACCGAGTTACGTCGTGGCTAACAAGATCATCAAGACATGATCGAGGACCTTATCATGCGCGTGCTCGAGGGCCAGTCGCCGGGATACTATATCTTCCCGAACGCCGCCGCATTCGCTGCAGAGGACCTCGATCCCGAGGAGGTTGCTGACGCGCTCAAGGTCATGTAC